ACAACATTGCCTTCGCAATACGTGAGACCATTAGCTATAATATAATCAATAGGTTCTATCTCTTTGTTAGCATAGTGCGGTGGGTTTTTTATATTGTCCATAATTTAACCTTACCTGTTTTCTTGTTGTAGTCACCATGCCTTAATATTCTAGCAACTCTAGCTTGAGCTAGTGCTTCTTTAGCAGTGTAACCTTTATCTTTGTATATACCTTTTACTATTTTCCATAAGTCTTTTAATGGAACATTAGTATATTTTTGTATAAGTTTATTTGCAGTAACTACACCAACACCATCAATGCCATCATAGCCATCAACTTTATCACCAGTCAATGTCTGTATCATAAAGTTATAGTCAGCCATTCTTGGTGGTATCTGTTCTACATTTAAACCGTCAGCAGATAAGTTACATGGTACTGTTCGTAAATCTTTATCTATACTAACTACAATTCTTTCTTCATTAGTTGGCTCAGTTGCCATGATACCTAACACATCATCAGCTTCTAAGTTATCCCACATTACACCATTATGTTTTTTCATAACATAGTCACGCAATGCTTTTAATGTCATTGGCTTACGCTTCTGTCTTCTGTTATCTTTGTAAGAAGGTAAGACATCTTTTCTAAAATTGTTCTTATCTGTTAATGCAACAACATAATCATCTGCACTGAATGATGAACCTAAGTCATCTATCACTGCATCTACATCTGCTTTACATTTATTCTCATCACAATGTAATGTCCATAGTCCATCACCCCAATGAGTATCTACTTCGTTATTGACTGCAATCTGATATAATAAAATATCACCATCAATCAATATTACTTTTCTACCTTTTAGTTTATCACTCATAATATTATCCTATGTTCTTTTTTAAAAATAATTCAGCAAGAGGAACTAGAACAAACCTACTTCTATTACCATCACCGCCGCTTTTAATATCCTTGATATATTTTTTTGCCAATTTTTTTACGGTTGCAGTATCAAATATCAAACGACAATAATCTTTATCACCGTTAGCTAGTATATGCACCCAGTAGTCAGCTTCAGTTGCCATGATACCTGACGGTTTACCATAACATTCTACTTCTATTGCAATGTTATTAGTTTTAAACCACCAGTCTCTTTCTGTTTTGACTTCCATTTTGGTTTTGTCTTTATCAAGAATAGATACAATTCTGTTTTCTCTCTCCTGTCCATACTTTAAATCTTTATCAAACTTCTTATTCATTAATGTGTTTCACTCCAATCATTTCCTATTTTATATTCTCCTGTTAAAGGTAGTCTTAATTGGAAGTGTTCGCCAGTACATTGGATTGCTTTGACAGCTAACCTACCAACGGTCTCTGCATCTTTTTCAAGACACTCAACCTGTATTTCATCATGCACCCAAACAACCTGTTGGGCTTCAGGTATATCCTTAATTAATTTATCAAACTCAACAAGCCATTGTTTACAAACCAGTGCTCCTGAACTTTGTAGTAATGTATTGAGTGCCGCATGAGCTGAACGAACTTTAATCTGTCTTTTATCAAGACCAACTAAATGTCCTCTCTCTGCCGCTAATTGTACTTGCTCTATTAATTTACTTAGAGCAGGTAAATTGTTTAAGAATCTTTTTTTAATCTTAGATGCTTCGCTAATTTTTTTACCTATAACTTCAGCGATACGTTTAACGCCACCACCGTATAAAAAGCAATAGTAGTAACGCTTCGCAATATCTCTTGACTCTAACCCTGCAAGTTTCTGAGTCTCTGTGTGTATATCACCATCTAATACAACTTTTGTATACTCACCGTTGTCATACTTAGACATAAAGTGTGCTAACATTCTAACTTCTAATCCTGATATATCTATACCTACTAGCTTCTTACCACTAGGTACAGTAAATAAACTTCTACATTCTTTACCAAATGGTACAGACACGCTTGGTACTTGTGCCATGTTAGGAAACGAATGACTTGCACGTGCTGTTACAGTTGAATTAGTATTACATGTGCCATGTATCTTACCATTCTTTTCATGTTTCAACCATGCTTGTGTGCCTGTAGCTAGTTGTGCAATTCTTTTATCTAATAAGAAATGTTCGCATAAAATTTTTGCTTCAGGATATTCCAGTTTACTTAATACAGTATCATCTAGTTTTGGTTTACCATCATTAGTAAATTCTTTAGCTTCCCAACCATACTTAGTTTTTAATCTATCAGCTATGTGATGACGTGAACTAGGATTAAAGACAGTAACTCTATCTTTTAATTGCTTACCTGTTTTTTCTGATACTCTCTTCTCCGTAATAGGTAAGAATATTTTTTGTAGTTGTTCTTCTAACTCTATTCTTCTAGTATTTAATTTAGTATATAACTTCTCGGCTTCCTCTTTATTAAAAGTAAAACCATATCTTTCTTGTCTAAATATTAACTCGGCAACATCATGTTCTAAATCCATTGCTTGTTGAGAATAACCTTTTTTCTCAATCATATTGAATAAAGTGTGAGTAACCTGAACATCTTGAATACAATACTCTAGCATACCCACACTAAATTCTTTCCAATCTGTATCAAACTGTTCTTTATATTCGCCCACCCTGTTACCCCACGCTTTCAAGCTGTGTCTGCCAATACAGTCTCTTGGAAAATTTTTATGTTTAAAATCTTGGTCTTTAATATCAGGGAATAACAATCTAGTTGCTACTATAGTATCAAAAACTTTTGCAGTTGATTTTAAATTATAAAACTTTTTAAGAACTGGTATGTCAAACTTGATAATGTTGTGACCAATAATTAATTCTGCTTGTTCTAATTTCTTTACAGCTTCTTCATTATTAAGATGAAGTATTTTGTTTGTGTCTATATCTTTTAAAATTATACAGTGAACTTTTGTAGCTGTATCTAAAAATCCATCTGTTTCTATATCAAAGCAATATCTCATAGTATAATCTTTTTCTTTTTTAATACGTTGCTAGAAGGTATTGTAGTTATATTTCCTACATCACCTAGTGTACCATTGTCTTCAAAGTTTACATCAGCAACTAATATGTGAACGTCTTTGTCTTCTTTAATTAACCAACCTGTTGATATACAAATTGTTGGTTTACTGTTCATGGCATCTTTCAAAGTTTTCCATGAGCTGTCAGAATTTATATCCGACCATGTCAGTTGTACATAGTCTGCGTTTAATATCTTTTTAGTAACGTGTGGTAATGGTCTCATTAGTGTACCGTATGTGTTTGTATGTGAACATTCCAAGCGGCATCTTCTCCACTAAATGCAAGAGACAACAGTGCTTCTTGTAATACCATAGCAGAAGTTTCTTTACCTACGTGTAAAGTAACAGGTATTCCTGTTCTCTTTGCTCTACCTACAGCTTCCATAACATACATTGTCCATGTCATAGCCGCTTTTTTATGTTTAATATAATTAGAAGTCATCTAACACCTCTGCTTTTACTTCAGATAAACAACCTGTTTGTAAATCATAATGTAAACTACATGCACTACCAGTCTCACCAGAGAATCTATTTTTTAGTATAGATACTTTTGCTATATTGTTTTCTGATTTTAAATCCCTACTCATACTAATAACTAAATCTGATAGTTGTGCTATTGATTGACTCCCTCTTAAACTACTTAATGTTACTTGTTTACCATCTTCAAAACCTTTGTCACCTTCAGTTGACCTACGCAAATGACTGACTAAGATTAATCCAATGCCTGTCTCTTCTACTAATGTTCTAAGTTTACTTACAAAGTAGTCTATAAGTTTTCTCTCATCATTAGTATGCTCATCACCTAGTGCTGACAATGCCATGTGTAAATGGTCTAGTATTACCCAGTCAACATTACATGCTTTAGCTAAGTATCTTATCTTTGACAATAAGTTATCTGCTACGGTTGCACCGAAGTGATTGTATAAATAAAAATTGCCATTACCAATAGTAGAGGTAAAGGCGGTATGAAGTTGTTTCTCATCTACTCCTTCTCTTGTTAAATGTAATGGTTGTTTTAAATGTACACCCATAATACCAAGTGCACTACGTTTAATACTTTCTTCTAGTGCTATGTAACCCACTGTGTATTTTTGTTCTAATAAACTAAGTGCAACATGTCTACAAAAGCTAGACTTACCTACACCACTACCTGCTGTTACAGTTACAAGCTCACCTTTACGTAATCCATGAGTCTTTACGTTCATACATTCAAAAGGATATTTTGCTGTAACATACTCATCTTCTTTTTGTATATCATTCCAAATATCAGCACCAAGTATAATACCATCAGGTCTGTATGCTTTACTTGACCATATACAATCTGTTAATTCTTTTACTTTACCTGCAAGTACCATCTCGTTTGCATCTTTTAATGGTAACGTACATATCTTTGCTTTGTTAGGTGTAAGTAATTTAGCACATTCTATTGCACCTTTCTTACCCTGCTCGTCTTGGTCAAAACAAAAATACACAGAGTCAAATCCTTCGACCCACTCTAACTCTTTTTGTATATCTCTCTTTGCTCCTTGAGCTCCTGATTTTATACTGACAACAGGAAATTTATTCTGGTTGATAGCAGATATACTCATTGCATCTATCTCGCCTTCTGTAATAATCAACATCTTACCTTTGTCTCTCCACAAATGCTGACCAAACAAACCTGCTTCTCTTGCGTCACCTAACCACTGAAATGTTTTATCAGGGTATCTAAGTTTTTGTGCAACAAGCTCTTTGTCTTTGTTGTAGTAGTTTGCTATTTGACATGGTCTACCAAACCATGCACCAGATTGATAATTAAATTTTTGAACTGTGTTGTAATTAATTTTACGTTTACTTAATTCCGTAATACTACCTTCAATAAATTCTTTACTGGTTTCTGTTGCTATTGGATTATTCAAATCGTTTCCTCTTGTTGTTGTATTGCATGAAAAACAATATGTATGTCCGTCAGAATAGACGGAGTTGGCATCACTAGAATTGCAGTTGTCGCAAGACGTATGATATAAAAATTCACTTTCAGTTTTTTGCATAAAATTTTTTGTCTAATTATTTAGGGGTGATAGTTTCCACTCTCGCTTCTCTACCACCCCAACAAACTATCTCAGCAACTCTGATACATCAAAGTGCGGAGATACGGAGTCTGCCACATCTCTGTGACCTACTATCTCAACCCCACTGTAATCCTGTTTCAACTTTTTAACGAGGTTTACCAAAGCGGTGTACTGTTTGAACGTGTAATTACAGTCAGGTTGTCCATCTGTAGTTTTTCCGCCTACTAAGCAGATACCTATGGAATTTTTATTAGACAATTTTAGAGAACCATCAGCAATATGTGCTCCTGCTATTTGTATGTCTCTACCATCTTGTATTGTTCCATCTCTTTTTATTATTTTATGAAACGCACAAGAAAACAAACCGTCTTTACGGTGTTGTGTGTCAATATCTTTAACATCAAAGTCTTCTTTAGGTGAAGACTCACTGCTATGTATTACTATGTATTTTGTTTCTGTTCTCAAATTGCTCATAACCACTCTATTGGAATATGTTTGTCAGCATACTTAAATCCGTATTTCTCACACCACATTCCGTAAGTTGTTTTACTTTTTTTACTAATTCTTTGTTTACTATTACTAAATATAAATCTTATGTCTAACTCAGGGTGTTGTTCTTTTATGAATCTCATCTTTTTTCTGTCTTGAGATGTGAACAAACCTTTTGTCTCTATAAAAAAATCTTTTTCTTTTAAATAAAAATCAGGTGTATATGTATGTACCTTCTCAGGCACAGTGTATTTTAATTTAATCTTTTCAAATTCGTATTTAACTTTGTTTAAGTCAAGCTCTTCTGATATTGCTATCTCCAAGCCTGACCTAAAACCATATTTAAGACCTACTTGATTAGAAGTCAGTTTGCGAGTTTGCCACTTCATTTTCAAATGTCTTGTCTTCTGGTGCAACGTAACCATCTTTCACCTCGTCAAAGCCGTAACCTTTTGAGTTACCTGCTCCACCCTCTACAAGTTTAGTTATCTGCACTGCCCTTAATCTAAGGCTTACTCCTGCACCTGCCATAGCTGTAAAATATGGTATCAACTCTGCTGATACTTTCATCTCACTGCCTGACCAGACATTAGCATCAACCATAGGTTTCCCTGCACTATCAAAGATAGCAACTTTATTTGGAATAACTTTACCATCTCTAGTTATGATTTTAGCTTTAGTCTTAAACTTGAAGATAAGATTTCCAGTAGGTTTACCTTCAATGATTTCCTCTTCGTATGGAAGATTTGCCATTTTAGGTTCTTTACCTTTAGTCTTCTCTTTAGCAAGAGTAACACTTTTCTTAATCTCATCATCAATCGCTTTGACAACTGATTGAGACTCTTTCGCATTGACTATAAGGTTGGTCTTATAATGACCATCTTGGTCAAATTGCGTATCAGGAGTTGTAAGCCATGCGTATTGTGAAATACCTATTGGCGTAACAATCCTTACATTGTTGTTTTTAGACATATTTTTAAGTCTCCTTTTTTATTGTCTACTAGGGGTACTTTTCTTATGCAAAAAAGAACTCACTATTCCGCAATTCATTAATATCTAAGTCACCTTTTTGCGGAACTTCAGGCAACTTAGTCTTGTACTCTTCAGGAAGCTGTCTCAATACATCATCTCTGAAATTGGCTAGTATGTCATTATCAGTGAACATCTGTATGAACGCTTCTCTTAGACTCTTATTCAATACTTCTACGTCTGCCGCAGTAGTACCAAACGAGTCATGCACGTTACAAAAGTTTTCAATACCATTCTCTAATGCAATGTTGACAGTTTCAATCATAGCCGCAGAGTCTACAGAGTGAACCAGATTAGGTGCAACTCCGTTAGACATTCTGAGTCTATCAGTTTTGTCATCTTCTACATTGATACGTGGTTTTATAACTTCACCCATAAGCATAGCCTTAACTCTTTTAGACTTCATCTCAGGGTATGACTGATACACTGGAAAACCAACTGGTGTAACCCAATGTATAGGCAACTGTAACTTAGATACAACACGTGCAATATCTTGTAAGAACTTCATACCAACTCTTGCTGATTTTAAGTTATCACCGATACTGTCCCATATTATACTTGCTAAATAAGATGCAGGTTTAAACATATCGTCAATAAATGGGTGCATCTCACCTTTGTCTTTACGCTTTGTTAAGTCTTCAACAACAAAGTCCGTACAAGAATATCTGGTACTTCCATAACAGATAGTCATAATACTTCTTTTAGTAGTTGAACGCTTTACTCCATAGTCAAGCCATTGTTGTGCATATGGTCTACCGACTTTTGCATGTTCTTTTAATGTCTCTATTACAGAGTTTGCAACTAATTGATAAATGTCTTTTGGTTTATCACTTGGTAACAAGTTTACTAGCTCACCTGCTTTTTTGTCTCGCAACATCAAAGAGTAAATTTGTAAACCATTACAAGAGCCATCAACATTAACAACTATGTTAGACACAAAGCCATCACCTTCAGCTTTAAATCTCTTCCACTCTTCAGCCCAAGCTAAAAATTGGAAAGCATTACTTGCGTCTTCCCATTGTCTATTTGTAAATGGGTCATCAACACATTTTATAATCCAGTCTTCATTATCTTTTACCCACTGAACTCTATCCTGTAATGATATTTTATCGTTACCGTACATGTTAGCACCATGCACAGCCAACCAAAAGTCGCCTCTGTTTTCTTTTGTAATAGGTTTGCCCTTACTAAAAGACAACAACGCTTTAGCACCATTGATTGATTGATAGTTTAGAAATGCAGGTACACAGTATGCTCTGCCTCTAAAATCAAATTGTAACGGAAAGTAAACTGTGGCGTAGTTTTTAAACTTATCACCCAAGTGTAATATCTTTGCGTACAACATTCTTTTAGAAAACATACGTGCATTTTCTGTATGCACTATAACTGCTTCCTTCTTCCACTTACGTCTTGACTCTTTGTTATCTTTAATGTCAAGAGGCTTGTTAGGTACTTCAAGATTTTTAATAGGTGGCATACCACCGATAGCAAGTCCTCTGTCCCAAGCCTCTGCCATTACGCCTAAGATGTATTTGTTTATTTTAAATGCGGTTGACTGCATAGCGTTTACCGCCTTGTATACTTTAGGCATGTCAAAGTTTGCTAATTCACGTGCAAACAATTTGTTCTTTTGTTTTACTAAATCTAATGACGGCAACTCTTTAGTCCAGTAGCCGCCACCTTCAACTGAGTCCCACATTTTTGGCGGCATAACCGTCATCATGTAGTCAGGGTTTAGTAACTCATTAAAAGCATTTCTGTTTTTAATCCAGTCTCTAGTCTTTTGAGTCTGTTTAACTATCTTTGCTTTTTTATGTTTAATAGTCTCTACACCTATCTCAATCATACCAGTAGACTCAATCATAAGCTCAACAAGTCTGAGACCTACGTGTAGTTTTGTGGGCGTAGTCCACTCTTCCCAAGCCATGACATTGTCACGCTTAGAACTCTCTCTTAGTTTTCTACGCTTGTAAGTGTAATTCCAAGACCTCTTGTCCAAGTCTTGCTTGACCGTATCGTATAATTCAGGGTTAAGATGTCTGAAATTCTTTAGTGCAATCTCAGTCTCAACTTTACCACCAAGACTTATACATGTAGCGGTCAATGGTTTATATTGTGTGATTGTATTTATTATGTGCTTACCTGTAATCAAAGCCAATATCTCAGGTTCAACTTCACATAGTTTAGTGAAAGCTATAGGTGGTTTACTCACAGTGTTTTTAGCAGTGTAAGTTATCCAGTCACCAATAGCCATTGCTAAAGGTCTGATTGTATTGGCTACCATTACTTTACCGTAACTGGTAACACTCTCTTCTTCACGCTCAATATGAGAATGAAGTCTTTTGTTGGTTCTATTTTTACCACTTTCAGCCATGTCCTTCTCATTAGCTTGTTGGTCAGGGAAAGTAGGCATTATTTCTAGTATCTTGGTCAAAGTAACTCCTATAAGTTTATGTGTTAATTTGTGCTATCTACTATGGGAACTTTACTTGTAGTCCTCTAGTATGTTGACAGCTTTTAGTAGATTTTTAGGCATTAAATGGGCGTACCTAAGTGTCATGTTGTAAGACTTATGACCCAACCATTCTTTAATAAAGTGTAACTCTACTTTACCTGATTGAGCTAGTCTTGAAGCACACGTGTGACGTAGACAGTGTATTACAAACTGCTTATCGCCGTCTAGTCCCATCTCTTTACGTAGCTTCTGCCAAACACGCTCCGCCATGTTATAGTTTAGGTGACTAAAATCACCTGTTTTCTGCAACATAGCTACACAGCGTCTAGTCAACGGTACACTCCGAGTCGTATTGTTTTTAGTCTCATCTGCATACAATACAATAAAGTATTTGCCGTCTAGTCTCTGTATTGCATCTTTTTTAAATGACAATGCTTCGCCTAGTCTAACGCCTGTATCTAACAGAAATAAAAATAGACTAAGATATGGACTCTTGCCTAGTATCTTAATCATTCTTTGCTCTTCGTCTGCTGTCATAAATCTAAGTCTAGCCTTTGACTCTTCCTGCCATGCTATGTGCGGCAGTCTAGTCATATTGTAGACACTAGGTCTATTGTAGGCATACTTCAATATCTTACTAATACTTGCAAGATACCTATTAACAGTAGAACCTTTGACTCCACGCTTTTTTATAAACGCCGTCAAGTCTTCTAAGTGTGTTTCATTTATTGCATTAGGTTTTTTTGAGTGACCCAAAAAATTAATACAAGTCTCTGCTCTGCTACCTTGAGAAGTTTCCCAAGATAGCACGTCTTTTATTTGTTTTATTGTTTTCAAGTTTAGTCCTCTTTGATTGTTTTTTGTAACTCATTAGATAACGCCAAGAGCGGCGGCAAGTCAGACTCAAAGATTTTCTCAATGAGTGTTGCTGACTTGTGAGCTACTTGTGATGGTGTCATACAGTCGTACTCTTTACGGTATTGTGTAGTCAATAAAAAACTAATTATTTTAGATTTAATTGTCCATGTGATTTTTGTCTTCGCCATGCCGTCTAGTCCTTCCTGTAAATAACTCTTTTAGTATTAAAAAAATAGAGCCCAAGATAAGTACCTTGAGCTCCATTGGTGCATCTACAAATATCTCAATCATTTATAGAGCTCCAGTTGCTTTCATACCCATTATAGCAATTATACCTATAACAAGTATACCAATAACTAATAATATATTAATCATTATTTGCCCTTCCTTTGCTTCCTGTTGGTGAATGGAATTGAGATAACTTTTTTAGACTCGTTACCCTTCCTGCTAGTCCAATATATAACAGCCATGCTACAATTCTCTTTTGGTGAAAACTTTGCAATAGCTTTTTTTAGACTTAATGCAGGAATCTTAACAGGCAGAGCAACGTCAACCACTGCTCCGTCTAGTCTTCCCTTACTTATAAAATTATAGTCAATCATAATTATATACTCCGTTTGTTAGTTTGTT